ATGTTTAAGCACACGGGCTAAACACTCCTCAAACCTCATTTCTTCAGGTTTGCCATGATACGGCTACCAAACAGGAATCCAAAGGCGATGTTGGCAGCTTCTAAGCCAATACGCTGTACATATTGGTCAACGGGTAAGAATAGGGTGCATAGTCCTACAACAATGACGGTTAAAGCCCCGATATAACGGCTAGAAGCCCTTAAATCAATCACCCATTGGCTAGGTTGCCCGTATGGGTTATCAAGCTTGGCAAGGGCTTCTAAACGAGCGATTTCGCTGTTATCAAGTTGAATCTGCTCGGCAATGGTGGTTGGGCGAACTCCACCGTTAAAACGCCCTATAAGTTGTTTAATGCCTTCTACCCCTACTGGGACTAAAGCACCGATGATTGTTTCAAGAATCATTTAGGTACTGACCAACCGTGGGTTACTAAATAGGCATAGCCAAGTCCAGCCACAAATACATAAAAAATAGTGCGAATAGAAAACCAACCAAACTGGGCTACTTTTTCGTTTAACCATTCCTTAATGGCTTGTTTAACGATTTCTTTTTCAATTTCGTTAGACATAATTACACCTTTTTCGCTCGGTTCTGCGACTTTTTTGCAACGGTTTTCCGTTTAGTCGCAACTTTTTTAACGGGTTTTGGGCAATCCCAAGTTTTAAATACATCAGCCCAATACACCTTTTTGGTGTAGCCCATCTTATCGAATACCCAGTCAATTATGAACATAAGTCACCTATGGCAAAGTCGCTATAAACGCATCAGCTTGTGTCATCACATTCCCATCGGCATCTTGCAGTTCTGCACCAGCTAAAACTTCTTTTTTGAAGGCTTGGTAGTCGGTATTATCTTTATTAATAGGAATAAAAGCACCATCAGATAAACGCTCTATCGCTTTTAACTGAGAATTTCCATTAGGGTCTAACCCATAACATAATTTATACATTTATAGCTCCGCACTAAAATTGGCAGTTTGTTGAAATGAATAAAAGTGTGCGGCAGAATTGGCTGTCAGACTTGTTGATACTGTTGCCGCCAAATAAAATCCTTGTGGATTTGTACCAAATACGGATGCAGTCCAAGATGAAACATTATATGTTCCACCGCCTTGTCTAATTACTGAAGAAGTTGGCAAGTTTACAGTTGGTGCTGTTCTCATTGGATATGGGATATATTGTGTCCAATTAGTTGCTCCAGTCATTGCACCAGCTATCACCAATTCAACATTAGGTGAAGAAGCAGTTTGCAAGCCAACATAATACCTCTGACACAAAGCTAACTCAGTTCCATAAGGTCTGTAATCAAAGCTAGTAGCTGTAGAGCCTACCTCAAGCTGAACTCCTGTGATGTAGAAAGTTGCTCCGTTTGTGCCGACTACGCTGACTGCACCAGTAGCAGAAATATCGCCAGCACCAACCCATGCTCCAGCAGTACCGCTATAGTCTGAACCAACACCAACAGGGAAATAAACTCGCATACCAATGCCGTTTGTAGCACCTACCCAAGTACCAGTAGTATCGCCAGCAATAGTGATTGATTTAAATTCCCAAGTGTTTGCGGCAGAAATTGTGTAGGAATAAGGGTAACTTCTATCAAAAGCATTATTAGCTACAGAACCACCAAAAGTACCAGTTAAGCTAGAACGCACCCAAAAGCTGATAGTAATTGTTTTAGCGTTAGCAGTACCCCATTGCAAATCAGCAGTATTAAAGCCTTCAATGTTTTGGTACAAACAAAAAATTTCGTTGCTTGGTACAGAGTACGCAGAAGATGAAGTAACTCCAAGATAGTTGCTAAAACCTACTGGTGGTGTAACAGAACCAGCATTTTGTTGAACGCTAAACTTACTACTTTGGCTTGCTACTGTGCCGTAGCGGTCAAGGGTATAAGTTGCAGTAGATGGAATAGATACACTAGCACCAGCATTACGCTGGTCAATAGTCATGTTCCCGTTAATTATTCTGTTCTTCATATTAACGGATGGAGTTACCGCATTAGCAGTAATACTCCCGTTGTACATGGGAGTTGTTATTCCGTTTGAGCCATCGATAGTTACAGGCATTATGCTAACTCCTCATCTGTTGGTCGTGGCAAAGTTGGGTGTTCCCACTTAGCAATGTAATCACCTTTGCCGTCTGAATCGTTTTGTAGAGTGATAACGGTTAAGAAATCACGGTCTGTAAGTTCAGGATATATGGTTTTGATTTTGTCGTATAACATTATGCAGCCCTCGCTAAAAAGCCTTGCCAATAAGTTTCGCCAGAGCCTGTTGCATAGTTGTTTGTCCCGTTAGTTTGATAAACAAATAACTCAATATAGTCTGTTGTTCCGTTCAAATAAACCATTGCAGTTAAATTTCCTATACATCCAGCACTTGTTGCTGGTTGTAAATTTCCATATTTCCACGCTGCGTTATTTTTGTAAATAACAGGAAATGAAAGTCCGCTAGTAAAACTCCAACTTACACTTGCACTTATTTGGTAGTATCCAGCTACATTTGGAGTAAAACGATTGTTAGTAGTGTCAAAACAATTAGCGGTGTCCCATTCTTCAGCATTAAACTGCATTTTTGTAAAAACACTACTAGAAATACTTTGATTTCCGCTACGATAAACACTAAACGCTGGCATATTACCGCTAACCATTGCTGTGCCTGTTACCGATGGCACAGTAACTAAGTTACCAGTTCCCGATGCTAACTGTAATACACCGCTATTGTCAGCAGATTGAGTTAATCCACTTGTAGTTGTGGCTGTAATAATTGATGCCATTATGCTACTCCCTTCGGATACTTAGCTTTGACCGCCAAGCAGTCAGCAATGTATTTATCAATCTGTGCTTGGTCATTCTTTACTACACCATCAATGTAATCGGTGATGTTTGGATATTCTGATGTTCTTGCATACTTGTATGCGTCAGGGTCTTGCCAAGCATTAACCAAATCCATGTCAATCTCAACCTTGTTGCCTTGGGCATCAAACGCACCAGCCGTATCATCAACAGAAACAACTGTTGGGTATAGTTTGTAAATAGCTTTATGGTTCATGCTGCAATCTCCATAACTGTAATTGTTGATGCTGTTCTTGCATATGTTGTGCTGTCTGTGTCTGTTGAAGACCTATTAACATAAACTGTGTTTCCGCCATTTACATAAATTTGTAATTTATAAGTTGTTGAAGATGTAGTTGCTGGTGAATCTAAAAAACAAAATGCTTGAGGAGCACCTCTATCATTTGGATAAATTGCAGCGGTAGAAGTTAAAATACGGTTTCCTGCAGTTGCTCCAGCACCAATAACAGTAGAACCTCTTAATAATGCAATACCAACTACTTCATCGGTTCCCGGACCAATTTGTCCAATAGAATACTGCACTAAAATTTTACTTGTTGCACTTGTGGGAGTAATACTTACAGACATCCCAGTAATATCTGTCAAAGAACCCGATGTAGTAGAAAAAGTGTCAGTTTTAACTGTTTGTAACACTTGCAACACATTACCAGCTTTAGGTGATGTATCTGTAAGAACTGTTCCTGATACGGCTGGTAAGGTTAATACAGTAGTACCAGCAACGGCTGGCTCTTGTAATGTAACGCTACCCGATGTTAAGCCTTGAAGTATGATACTCATAATATTACCCATCTAGCACCAGACGGTACTGTTACTGTTACACCACCGTTAATCGTAATTGGACCTACAGACATAGCATTTTTTCCTGTTGTAAGTGTGTAAGAGGTTGTCACAGTAGGCGAGTTCTCTTGGAATACTGCATCGCCGCCTGCTCCAGTAGCACCTCCACCGATTGAACCCCACGCAGTTGTATAACCTTCAAAGGTTCCAGTAGTGGAGTTATACCGCATCATACCCGCAGCAGGAGAACCGCTACGCTGTGCAGTGGTTCCTGCAGGTACTTTTAATTGACCAGTGCCAGAGAAAGTACCATCTCCGGTCATGGTTAAAGTTGTTCCTGATACTGTTGCACCAGCACCTAAGATTTGAACTGGAGAAGACGCAGCGTTACCGACCCAGACTTTCTTGTCGGTAATGTTAACAGCGGCTTCACCCTGCACCAAAGTGGTAGGTGTAGCAGTCGTTGTTACACTGTTTTTAAGTTTTAAGATTGTAGGCATAGTTTATTTCCTAATGATAACACAAATTGACTGTTTTGTCAAGTATTTTTTAAAAACTTCCACCATCTATTGTTCCATCAATATCTGACCCCGGAATTGTCGAACTAGCTGTAAAAGCACTGGTTCCGTTGCCTTTTAAGTACCCTGTTAGCGTGGTAGCCCCAGTTCCGCCATAAGCTACTGTTAGAGTGCCTACATCACCAGAACCTAGGAGACTGACACCACCAACAGTCTTGATGTTTGTGCCACTAACTAAAGCAGCTTGTTTAGCGTTAAATGTTGACCAATCTGTGCTGGTTAAGTAACCATTAACACTCGAAGTTGCTGCTGGTATCGAGATTGCTGGAGTAGTGCCGCCACTAGAAACAATCGGTGCTGTGCCTGTTACAGAAGTTACACCTGTTGCTGGCAATGCTGAAGAAGTCCAGCTTGTTCCATTACCAATAATAGCATAGTTATTGGTGGGAGTTAGACCAGCAATCGTTGCTAAGTCTGCATCGTAAGCCTGAACATTAGTACCAATTGCTAAACCAAGATTGGTTCGTGCAACAGATGCGTCAGGTAAATCGCTTAAATTGTTTGCTTTGGCTAAGAAACTGGTTCCAGCAGCATAGGCATCTACCCAGACAGAGCCGGTATACACCTTCATATAGCCTAAAGAGCTATTGAAATACAAAGCACCAGCTAATAAGGCATTACCATCGTTATCGAGTGTAGGGTCAGAAGTCTTAGCTCCTAAATACCTATCATCAAAGTTATCGTAAGCAGTTAATGTTTGGTCTCTAGCGGTTTCTGCTGCTACCTGAGCTGCTGAAGCATTGGTTGCTGCGGTAGATGCTGTCGAAGCACTGTTACTAGCATTGGTTGCCGATGTAGACGCTGCTGAAGCACTATTGCTTGCATTTGTTGCCGAAGTACTGGCATTACTTGCCTGTGTCGTCGCAGTGGATGCTGATGACGAGGCAGAGGATGCAGAAGAACTGGCATTGCTTGCAGATGTTGATGCTGATGAAGCACTGTTACTTGCATTGGTTGCTGCAGTCGATGCTGTTGATGCAGATGCTGCAGCATTGGTTTCGCTTGTACCAGCATTCGTTGCTGCAGTTGATGCGGTTGTAGCACTGTTAGAAGCATTGGTAGCACTGGTGGAAGCATTACTTGCCGATGTGCTTGCATTACTAGCGCTAGTGGATGCTGATGAAGCACTGTTACTTGCATTAGTCGCAGAAGTTGATGCCGATGACGCAGACGAGGCAGCATTGGTTGCTGAGGTACTGGCGTTACTTGCTGAAGTTGCGGCATCGCTAACCGAAGTACCAATACTAGATACTGACGCTGCTGCAGAGGATGCTGAACTAGCTGCTGCAGTTGCTGAATTAGATGCGTTTGTGGCAGAGGTTGATGCTGCTAACGCAGATGCTTGTGCTTGATTCTTAGATACTTCTGCTGCGTTTGCTGCAGCAGTGGCTAAAACTGCTTGACTAGAAGCATCGTTTGTAGCGTCTCCTGACCCACCGGGTCCCCGATATAGGCTCAAAGTAATCTCCTATGTTTGTCTAAATACACTCATGGAATGCATTTAAACAAACTCCCTAGCCGAAGCTAAGGAGCTTGAGTTGCCTATATTAGGCGTTTACAGCAAGTACAAAGCCAGCTTCTGGGCGAACTACTTTAGTACCGAAGAGGGTATCAGCGGTATAGAGAGTCGACAAGTATTCTTGCTTGTACTGAGTTTGTGAACGAACACCAAGTTGCTCGGCAAATACCAGAGTATCAGTATGGAACAAGAGAGCAGCTTTGATAGCGTCACCAACAGAGTTGTCGCCAGCGGTCTCGATAACAGGCATATTGCTCGATACATAAATATCGATACCATATAGCTTGCCGATTTGACCATTCTGAACACCACGACCATCAACGAAGTCAGAGCTGTTGTAACGGTCAACGCCCATGATTGCATTGCGGAGTGATGGGGGAATAGCAAACTTACGACCATCCATTGGAACATCAGCGTCGTCCATCAACTGGATGAGCTTACGGAAACCAGCATCGGTAAATACATCGGATGTGGTAACAGTGTCTAATGCGTACAATGTTAAGCCAGTGGTTGCATCAATGAAGTATGCGTTGCTATGAACCCAGTCAGAAGCGTCACCGTCGCCGAAAGACTTACCGCCAGCGATGAGGGTGTCGTCAACTTTCTTAGCTAAAGCATAGCCAGCGTCTTCTGTGTAGAAAGAACGCAAGGAAGACAATGCTTGAGTCTCGACGATGTCCTCGATGAAACGGCTGTACTCGAAGTGTTGGTCGATGAGAACTTGTACTTCGCTCTCGGTGTTAGCTTGAATGGTTACTGCAGTGTTAGCTGCTTTAGCTGCTGCTACGCCACGAGTTGGCTTAGGAATATGCAGTGTGTCGCCTTTTTTGCCTTTGAAAGACATCTTACGGACGAGGTTTGCAAGAACTAAGTTTGCTTTGTATGCAGCGATGACTTCGTCACTCCAAATCTCTGGAATAAACTTGTCTGCTGCTGTTTTGTTAACGATAGATGTACTACCGCCGGGGTATGTTACTGCTGCCATGATTAATTTCCTTTGTTAATTATTAAGTCTAAAATTACTTAACCCTCCCCTCGGCGTATGCTGCTAGGATGTCATCCTGCAGTGCTTCATAACGACTAGGGTCGGTAAGTTTCAATTTAATTAGGTCTGCTCGACGATATACTTTTCGGCTACTCTCGCCAGCACCGCCAACATCAACTGTAGCTGCCTTCATTGCTTGTTCTTGAGCTTTGCTTTCTACTGCTGCAGTTTGAGTCGTTTGAGTCTGCTGTTTGATTTGTTTAAGTTCTTTGTAAGTACTTAACAACTCATCAGCGGCATCAAAGTCAAATTCTGCATCAGCTTTGGCAAACAAGTTCAGTCGAATCTTAGAAGATTTAACCCAATCTTGGAATCCAGTATCTTGTGCGATAGTGGTAAAATCAGGATGTTTAGCCGACAGTTGTTGTGCCGTCTTCATCTTCTTCATTTCTAATGCTGCTTGTCTAGCTTCAATTACAGCAGGATGCTTTTCTACTTGTCTGTTGACAGCCTGTTTAGGGTCTACAAAAAAGTCTTCTTCAAGCGATTCTTCAATAGGCGCTGTTTCTTTTGTTCGAGCTTCGAGTTGTTGTTTTAAAAGCTGGTCTGCAAGACTTCGTACTTCGTGAACCTCGTTTGCTTGACGACCTATTAGCTTTTCAGCCTCTTGGTGCATCTTTGCAATTTCTGATGCTGACTTACCTCTATACTTCTCAGGTAACTCATCTACTGGTTCTACTTGTTTAACTGCAGGTTGTGCATCGGTTGATGACGCCTCTGGAGTTGTAACATCTTGTACTACTTCTTGCTCATTGCTTTCAAACAGTTCTTCGTCTTGAATAAATGTTGCTGCCATTTAAAGTCTCCTGTCACCGAATCAAGTGATTTTAGGATTAATAATCTGAGGCTCTATTTCCCAATAAAGGTATCTCAGGCGTTTTGCTTTGCTTCTTGCTTCTGTTTGTCTTCGTGCCTTTTCGCCCATCTATCATAGGCGGAGACGAAGACTGGGTCAGTGCCATCCAAACTAATTCTTATAGGAGAAATAATTCGGTTAGCAACTAAACCACATTCACAAAGAATCGTTGTTGTTTCATCTCCAACAAAACTCTCTGTGATATGTTCCTCTGAGCATTTAAAGTCGTATAACTTCCTACTCATTCGCCGTGTCTCCCGACAAGAGCTGTTCGTAGGACTGCTCGGATACATCTTTAAGACTGAGAAGCCATTGGAGGATATCCAACTGTCCTCGCTTCAGATGCAAATCTGCTTCAGTTTGGATTGGTAAGACATTGTTTAAGGAAGTGAACATTGTCTGTGCATCTTCCATTAAATCTTGCCAACCTTGAGTAGCCGTCATTGAAAAGCGGTTCTCGTAGTATTCTTGTAATTTTTTATCTATCATTCTTTATCCTTGTGGAGAATGTTTGTAAGCACTTACTTACATTTATAGCGGTATTTTACCACAACTTCGGTAAAAAGTCAAGTGTTTTTTATTGTGTTCGTTGTTTTTGCATCTGTAGCTCTACAATCTTGCCTTTATTCTTAATATCGGCTTCTTTGAGCATCAATTCAGCAATCTTGGCTCTCTTTTCAAACTCAGATTCCTTGTTCTTACCATCAATATTGGTAGAAAGTGAGCTAATTACCTTAGCACGAAGCTCTTCAGGCATCAATTGGGTCTCTACAACAGTCTTAGCCGCCTCTGCAGAGTCTCTTTGCGCCCTAGCCTGTAGCGACTGGGTGGTTGCTTGAGCCTGTTCCATCTGCAATTGCTGGGTCATCTGAGCCATTTGAGCCTGTTGTGGGTCTGGTTGACTCATTTGGGTCAATGCTTGCTCCAATTCAGCCCTATTAGAGAGGCTAGAGTTACCAATAATGCCTTTAAGGATGATTGGCAGTACTGGAGTATTGGGTCCAAGGGTCTGCAACAAGCCAATAAGCTGCTGTTGTTCGTACTCACGAGCCATAATACCCAAGGTAGCGCTAGGCATGAACTTCATGTCTACCGATGGATAACGCTCAGGGTCAAACTGCATATAACGGAAGGCTGCTTTCTTAATCAGCGGAACCATGAAGTCTTCTTGGAAGTTCGTTAAGGTACGCTTATACTTCTTGATAATGCCAGCCATTGCCATTGACATACCAGCGCCAGAAGCGTCTCTGGAAGCCTGTGATACTACGCCTTGGCTGTCGAGAGTTCCGGTTGCCATTAGCAACATACGCTCAAACTCTTTCGAGGTAGCGAAGTTCTCAGGGCTAGTCTGACCGAACTTGAATGGGAATAGAATCTCTGCTGGATTGCCATTGGTTAAGAGTGCTTTACCGGGTTTGACTTCAAACTTAGAACCACGAGGTAAGCGAGTAGCGTCAATCGCAATCATTGGTGCAGTAGTCAGTGCCAAGCTGTCTAGGTGACTGCGTAGCTGTGCGTCGATAGCCTTTTGCATATTATAGGCTTTCTCTACTGTACCACGACCCCAGAAGCGATTAGGAACTGTATCGTCTTGGTAGGCGATAACAGGTCGGTCTTGCATCATGTAGGGGTTCTTCTCAGCCTTGAGGAGGAGTCCATCGTTAGCAATCACAACAATAGCCTCTACGAGGTCGCTATAACTATCAGCAGTGCTGTCTTCAGGGAAGAGGTCAACTACTTCTTCACCTTCGTTCTCAAGCTGTTCAATGTACTCTCGTGGTACTAAACCGTAGTAGGTTAAGAGTTTGACTTTGTCGTCTTGGTACTGGACTACCTCTTGAGTAACTTCTAAGTCATCGTCATTGCCAGCAGGTCCGATGTCTACCTTACGATAGATACCCTTCTCCATGCCTTCCACAACTTTGTGAATAGACACAAACTTCTCAACAGCGCAGCCCATTGCATCCTCAATCGATGTGGCGTTGGGGTCAATGAGGAAGTTCTTAGGATTGACAGGAACAACCTTAACGCAGAAGTATTCTTTCTCTTGTACGCCATAGGCTGCTTGGGTACTGCCCGGCATTGGCATCGTTGCAGGAATAAATTCTTTCTCTTGCTTAACGATAATCTCACCGATACCAGTACCATAAATCTCTGCCATCAATTCTACTTGGTCAACAGCCTTACGAATCTTATGTCGCTCAAGGTCTTCTTTGAGTTGCACCTTGATTGCTTCAACATCCATTGGATTGTTGTTGTAATCCCGTACATCGTCCTTGATGTCGAAGAACTCTCCGTTACCAAAGATTGCTTCCATGATTTCAGCATGGCGGGTCTCTACTGCCTGTTGTGTCGCTGGTGAAATTAGACGACTACGCTCAGACTCTCGTGTCTTGTCTTCGTCTGCCCAGATTCCACGGAAGATTCTTTCGTATTCTTTCCAGTATTCTAGGTAGTTCTCATCACGAGAATCTCTCCAGCGGTCACAATGTTGTATGACGAATGCGGTAAGTTCTTTATCCGCCTCAGATGGTTCTTCCCATTGAGTGCCTTCGTTCATGTCCATATTTTCAGCCATAGTTTTCCTTTAGTATCCTGAAACCACATCTAATGCTTGCCAATCGTCTTCTTCGTTGTCAATACTGTAACTTGTTATCGCTAGTTGGTCGATATAGCTTAGAGCATCGGGTAAGTCGTCATGCACCTGTGGGGTAGGGAACATGAGCAACTGGTCAACAAACTCTTCAAAGTCTTCATCGGCATTCAGTACCACTCGTCCATGCTCAAAGCGACCCTGTAATGCCCAAACAATCCTATCTACTTTTTTCTTGTTGCCATGCGTTAAATCTAAGATATGAGCGTAACAGTTGTTCTTTCGCATCAAATCACTGAGATAAGGCAATACTGCATTCTTTAGCGCCCCTCGCTCGATGCCAACTGCTAGAGGTTCATACTCTCTAATATTCTTTAAGATATTGAGTGCGGTAGTCTGAATATCCCAGCGACCAGCTTCAATCTTTTCTACAAACCAAGTACCATCATCGGTGACTTTGACAATCGCTATAGCGGATTGGTCTAGTCTCTTCTTGGTAGCGTTAGCGCTTTTAGCGACATCCTCAAAGCCAGCTAAGTCTACTGCGATGTACCAAGACCCAATCTCAGGTTCTTCACCAAACTTAATCCACTCTTCTTTAAATAATCCTGCACCAGCATTATTGAAGGAAGACAGGTATTCTTGTCCGAATGCAAAGGAACTTAGTGTTCGCTTTGCAGCCTCAATCTCTTTCGGGTCAATCGTTTCATTGTCAGCGGTGGTAAAGTGCCACGACTTCCAATCCTCATCTGTACCACTCTGTCCTAATTGAAACCACTCATAAAAGTGGTTACGACCAGAAGGAGTAGAGATAAACATGGCTCTACCTTTTTTATCCGATAGAGCAGCACGAAGCACTCGTTCCCAAATCTCTGACTTGATAAAGGCAACTTCGTCCATTACCAAGTACGACAAAGACACACCACGCAATGAGTCTTGGTTGTCAGCGCCTCGAATGAGGATTTTTCTGCCGTTCACCAAACTAATCTCAAGGTTGTTGATGTGAGCAGATTTGATGACAGGCTTACCTAAGTCCATCAACAAGTCCCACATAATCGTTCTTGCTTGTCCGAGGGTTGGTGCAACATACATTACACTAGAACCTTCAGGACAGTTTAACCCTTCAATCAATAGGGTTACTGCAGACAACCTAGACTTTCCACAGCGACGACCAGCAGCAATCACTTTGAATCGAGTCTGGTCCTTAAATACAGTTTGTTGCCACTTGAGCAGTTTAAAGTCAAGATTCATCAATGTCCTTAATTGTTACATCGGTGACATCGTTATCAATCACTTCTTCTGCTTCTATCGTTGGACTAGTCAGTCCACTAATGTTAATACTAATCTGCGGAGTACCACCACCGTTCTTACCTTCAAAGCCTGAGAGTGGTAACAATCGTTCTCCACAGAACTTTAGCATTGCTCCCTGTGCTGGGTGTCCATCTTGTAGCGCAGTCGTGATAATCTTCTCAATCACACTATCGCCATGCGTTGCCAACAGCCTTGCTCTAAACTCTGCAATTCT